ATCTACGAATTCAGTCTTAGCTTTTGCAATTATTTCTTTACCTTCTTTAACAAGTTTTACCTTCTGTTCAATTAGGTCTTTCTTGTCTTTATGGAATTCATTAAGTTCTGAAGTAAGTTGTTCCATAACGAAATCTTCAAGTTTCTCAAAGTTTCCTTCTTGAACTTGTCTATCATTACGTAACTCAGCGATTTCTTTTTTCAAAGTTTCCATAACGAACTTATCTAAAAGTGTTGCGTGTTCTGCAATCTTAGCTTTGTACTCAACTTGAGCTTTAACTGCCGCTTGTTTGTCCGCTTTGAATTCTTCTAACTCTGATTTGATTGTATCTGATACCATCGCATCAAGTGCTTCCACCATTTGCGTTTTATCAGTTTCATATCTGTTAGCGAATTCTTCACGTAGCTCTGCAGTTAACTCTTCACGAGCTTCTTGTAGCTTAGATTCCCACGCCTCTGAAAGTGTATTTCTCACTTCCTCTGATATAACTTCTGAACCTAGGAGTTGTTCTATTGCATTGTTAGCCATTACTTTCTCCTAATATCTAGTTTTTCAATGAACTTTTGTACTTCCTTCTGAAAGTACTGTTCAGCTAATTTGTCGTTGTTTACTGCGGATGCAACATCCATTAATACGTTACCTCGCTTACCATTCATTATTTGTTCGTATAATGGGTCTGGATAAGCGTCTGGTGCACTTGGATTAGCTACAATATCAACTGTTTGTATTTCAAAATCGCTAACATTGCCGCTGTCTGTTACATTACCACTACCTCTTGATGAAACACCAAGTTTTACTCCATTATCTAAAAGGGTTTTACAAATATTTCCCATCGGAGTAGGTAACAGTTTTAAACGACCATAACCGTCTTGACCATCCATCCACATTTTCTCAATCATGTGTGACACACGGTCTAAATTTACTTGCAAATCATCTGGATGATCTGCTTCACCTAATACAGAGAATCCAGATTCGATTTTTTCTTGTATTGCTTTAACAGCTTTACTAATTTCGCTTACTGGATAAACTCTTTGATTTTGATTACGTTTTTCACCTTGTACAAAAATACCTTGCATGAACAGGTTCTTACCATCCTGAGAAGTCTCAGTAATGATTTGAGCCTGATCATACGATAGATTTTCTTTTAATGTACTTGATCTTAACATAATTATTCAGCCTTGCCTTTTTTCTCAGCGCCGTGACCTTTTGCTTCTGGACTTAATTTAGCACCATCACCTGGATGTGTTACACCCATGTCTTTTGGAGCATCAACTAAACCTGATTTGTCACCTTCTGAACCTTTTGCAGACATATCAACAGCTTTACCGCCCATATCATTCTTACCTGCTACTGGCGATGCTTTACCATCGTCACCTGCTGGCATATCTTTAGGGTGCATACCGTCTTTGCCTACTTTTTTAAGTTCAGCCGCTTCTTCTAGGTTTTCTTCTGCTTCAGCGTCATCTTTAGCTTCTTCTACTTTATCTTCTTCAGCATCATCTGCTTTAGCTTCTAAAGTTGGTTCTGCTACAGCTTCCATTTCTGGCATTTCTGGCATATCTTCAGCTGGCGCTTCGTCTTCTGAATCTCCCATAATTTTGGCAAATTCTGTTTTAAGATCCGCTAGTGCGTCTTCTACGTTTACTAACTTATCTTGGATTTCTTCATGATCGGCTTCGTGATCGTCTGTTTCACCGTCACCGTCGAAGTCTACATCGTCGCCGTCTTTTGGCTCTTCATCTGATAATTCCATTTCAGCTTCTGGTTCTGACATATCAGGTGATTCTTCACCTTTATCTTCGCCATACATTTCTTCAGCTTCAATTTCGTCATCATCTTCTTCGATGTCATCGATAAAGTCATCAGCTTTGTCTCCGCCTAAACCTTCATCAACTGTTTCTTCTTCAGCAACCTCATCTTCAATGATTTCGTCTTGTTCGACTAGGTCATTCCAGATTTCACGAGCTTTTTCTACGAATGCTTCATGTAATTGGTCAGCGGCTTTAGCCTCTTCACCATTTACTAGTGATTCGATTACTTTAATATAACGTTCGCGAGTACTCATAGCATTTTCTCCTTTATCGAGGTTATTACATACATATTTAAGACTTCTTGCCTAAAACCGATATATAATACGTAAAAAACCGCGGTTTTGAAACCGCAGTCAGTTTAAATAGTTAAATCTGTTGTATTTGTGCTATTAACGGACTATATAATAGCTATTCTTTAGGGGCCGCACCATATTGTAACTGAACATCTTCTAGTTTATCTTTATGTTCTGCACGTGCTAATTCTCTTCTGTTTCTCATTTTATTAAGATGTCTAAGTGTTAGTTTAGGTCTACGTGTATCATCTAGATCCCATTGGTTAGACTTATCATCTTCTGCATTCTGAGCTAATTCATTAAATCTCATCGCCAGTTCCTATTCCATCATCATTTAAATCAGGTGTGTCAACATCTGCACCAGCATCATCTCCTGGTTCTGCATTTTCTGCATCTACATCAGTTGGTTCAAAACTTTCAACATCACTGTTCCTAATACCTAATCCTCCTAGATCACCTGTTGCACTACTAGTAGGCTGATTGCCTGCTTGGTTTTCTTCTTTCCACAATCTTTCGTTAGCTACTCTTTCTTCTTCAGTTAATCCTAGATATCTATCTAATAAGAATCTTCTTGATAGATATGGAACACCTTCAAGTTGTCCAAATAGTTGAGCTCGTTGTGCATCAATCTCAATAGTTCTATATTGTGAGAAGCTTTGTGGTTCTACAAAGTTTAAATCAAATAAACTAGCACTAACGTCTAGTCCTCTGTGTTTACAAAATAATTTAAATTCTCTATCTAAAGAGTTTTGTAAAGTTGCTTGTAATCTTTCACAATATTTTGCAAATCTAAATTCTTGAATCATTGCAGTACCAACTCGTCCGTCATTAAATGCCGCGATACCATCTTCACTACCTGTTGGTAGATAAGAAGTTGGAACACGTAAACCACGCATTAGTTTATTGTTAAAATATTTTAAGTCATCTATTTCACCTAAGTTTTCACCACCTGGTAAAACTTCAACTTTACTTCCTCTTCCTTCTGCTGTTTGTGCAAAGAAATAATCTTCCATAATTGATAACGGATTATAGGCCGCATCAACAACCTTAGTACCACCACCACTCATATTTGGAATACGTGTTTGGTGTACTTCGTTTTTAACTCTTTCTACAAAGCCCATAGCTTTGTGTGCTGGCATATTACCTACGTCAATATAGAACACACGTCTTTCTGGTGCTCTTTGTACACGATAGATAATAATACTATCTTCTAATAATTCTTTTTGTTTGTATACTTTAAATACTGCTTCTAATATACTGTTACCAAATGGCCAGTTATTATTCATGCCATCACTTAAACTAACATGAACCATATGTTTTGAATCTACTGCAAACTCTGAACTCATACTTGATGAGTTATTTGCAGTTACAATTCCTGCATTACCTTTACCTACACTATAACCTGTTGTAGGATTAATAGTAGTTGAGTCTGTATGTTTTTTAGTATCTGTAGCTACAAGGTCTTGTAAATTTAGAGCAATGTTTTTTACAATATATTGATCAATTTTTCTACCTTCACTTTCGTTAACGATAGACTTTGCAACATCACCTGGTTGTACCCAAATAAGTTTGTAAGTTTCTGGATCTCTAATAAAAAATTGATCACCATATTTTATACACGATCTAAACATAGTAAACATTCTACGTTCAAAATCATTTATTCTAATCCATTGTTTTAATGTAGTTTCAATAGCATTTACTTCTGAATCTGTTGGCTCTGTTTTATACTCAATTTTAAAAGGAAGTTTTGATTCTGCATCTGTCTGTGTACTAAATTCTGCAATAGTATCTAATGCCGCATTAATTTCACTGTCTTGATCCATTTGATCATACTGTGTATATCGCTCAATACGATTTGGCTGACCACTGTATACTTCAGGTAGCCAACTCTGCCAACGATTAGTTTTTGTGTTTCCTGCAGATGTACTACCACCTACGTTATATCTTGTAAAATGCTTTTTCCAGCTCATAATTTATTTCCTTTGCAGTATTTATGCTATTAGACTTAGAACCTTCTAGAATTCCTAATATTGTTCATTTCTATCTTTTCTTTAGCATCTATTTCTGCTTTAATTAGTTCAATATGCTCTTTGTATCGTTTTATTTGAAGTTCTTTATTAGCAACAACACTATTTTCTAATAGTTTAACATGATCTGCATACTTTGTCAAATCATTTTTTAGATCGCTTTTCGACCTATTGGCAACAGGTATCATGTCTATTGGTTTAACTACTGCATGACTTTGCCCTTCCAGATGATGACCATAATAACTCTCTGGTAACATTCCATTACCAGGAGCACTACTAACTGCATCACTGTCGCTACTGTTAGGAGTACTATCCTTGTCAGAATTTTTGTCGGCATTTTCTAAATCTTCAGCAGTTTGTCCAAAGAACTTTGAAGAGGCATTCTTTATCATTGTTGAATTTTCTTCAAACCATTGTGATACTGATTCGACGCCAGCACTTAATTTATTAATTGGTAATGTAATTGCTTCTTGAGCAGTTAAAAACATTTTAGCCGCATCGTTCATTGCTTCTACTGTAGTACCTGCCGCTTCTAATTTTTTCTTTGTTTCTTCATTAAGTTTTTTAATTTCTTCTTGGTTTTTACCAATTACTGCTTTAAAGTCTTTATTAAATAAAAGTACAGTTGACTGAATACCTTGAATTTCTTTACCATATCCTTCTGCTGATGCTGAAAATTGTTTTGTGGTATCAATTTTGCTTATTTCATTCATTAAGAAATTGTTTACACCTTCACCTGTTAGTGTTCCTTCTCTAACTTTCATTGCTATTGCATCTGTTAATCCTGGAGCCACTGTTTGTAATGTTGCTAGAGTCCCTTGATCTAAGAATCCTTCTAATGTAAAGTTTCCAATGTCTCTTGAATATGACATTGTTGCTATATTAATTGCTTCTCCTAGATTTTCAAATGCTTGTTTTCCTGGACCTTCAGCTCCTTCTATAATTAATGCAAGTTGTTTTTGAATATTTTCTACTGATATAGCTTGGTCTTCTAAACCCTGTCCTCTTAATATACTAGTACCGGCCGCTAATCTTACATCACTTAATGCTGATACTTGTGCCGCTAGTGCTTGGTTTCTATTTAATTTTGTTAGACTAGCTAGAGCAGTTGATTCAACTACAAGGTTAGCAAACGAGTTTCCAAGTTCTCTACCTTGTTCTTCCATGGACCTTGAATCTATTTGTCCTGTTATACGTGCCATTTCTAAGTAGGCCGCATATTGATTCATTAACTCAGTATTCTGCATACCCAAGTCACCCATGTCATCTGTAACTTCACTTAACTGTTTAAACATTCCTATAAACTTTTTACTACCTTTTGAAACGTTTCCGCCTAATGCTGTCATTGTTGATCCATAATTAGATATTGTATCTGCAAACGCATTATAGGTTACACCTGATCTAAAACTTTGTTCATACAGTTTATCAAACTCACCTGCACTATCATAAAATATAGAACCACTGTCTATCATTTTTTGTTGTACTTCTGCAAACTGTTCAAACTTGGCCGCATTCCAACCTGCCCAGGCTAGTGCAACATCAGCCGCAACATCCATTGCTCCGCCCCATCTTTTCATAAATCCTTCTAGTTTCAAAGCCTTGGTTAGTTTGGCTAATCCACCTTTTCCATTAGGACCATCCATATTTTTTGATAACGTTTTTAATGCACCAACCATACTACTCATTGGTTTTTCTGCATCTCCAAAGAATGTTGCTGTATTGTTTACTGCTTTTACTGCACCTACTAATCCTCGTTTACTTTCTTTTGATTGATTTAAATCTGTTTCTGCGTTTGTTTTTACTGCATTAATAGTATTGTTTATAGCTTCAATTACTTCATCGTCCATGTCTGACATCTCTTTAACACCGTTTAACATTTCGCTAGTCAATACGTTTGTACGTTGCATTTGTTGAGCCATTCCAACCAATGTGGTTTCTGTAGCCCATGCAGGTACTTGTATCGTACTTCCATCTGGTAATAGTATGTTAGTTGTCTTTGCCATTAACGTTTTGCCTCTGCTTCTCTAAACACAAATGTTTTCTTTTTATCTTCTAATTCTTTTAGATACCTTGCATATATTTCTATTGATTTATCTAACGTTTCTATCTTTTGCATTATATTATTTACTTGAAGTGTCTTATCTGCTCCATCTTCAAGTTCATTTTCTGCCTCTTCTAACATTTCGTTCATCATAGTTTTTTCTTTTTCAAAACTATCAATATTTTGTTTTGCAATAGTTAATGAAGAATCTATATTTTTTTCGTTTACTTTTGCAAGGGTTTCGTTTAAAACTCTATCTGTTTGTTCATTATAAATTTCATTAAACCTATCACTACCGCCAAAGAACCCACTTACTGCGTTACCAAATCTTAACATATTCTTTGTTAAGAATTCTGCTGAGTTACCAATTGTAGCAAAACCCGGTGTTAACATTTCTTGTATATTTTGAAATGTAACAGAAAAGTTATCTATTGCATCAATTGTAGAATCTGCTTGTTCTGTTTGTTCTTTATAAAAAGTAGGAGATGTTAATTTATCTAAATCTGCCATTGTAAAACTATCTGGAACTATAGTCGCTCCGGCAATTACTGTATTAGCCCAAGTAAGAATTTCACTGTTTGCTGATAATTTTGGTAATTGTTTTTTTATTAATTTAACAAATTCACGTTGTCTTGCTACTGCCTCTGCTTCTGATGTAATCTTTCCTGTGGATGTATCTTCTACCATTTTTACAAACATCTGTGCAACCCCTGGTCCTACTGCCTGTAGTTTATCTAAGAAATCTTGTGGAATATTGTTAATTGCTGATTGGTCGTATTGTATATCACCTACTGTACCTTCTACTGCTTTACCAAATGCTTCTTTAAACTCTTCACCCATTGTTGCATTCATTAATGGAGCAAAATAACCTTTTGCCGCCGTAATATTTTTTATAGCATTAGCACCTAGTGTTTCGTTTAAATATTGAGCATTCTGTAGTATAGCTGTTTGAAAGTCTACTGTAGTACGTGCTTCTTCTCTTTGTCTTAGTGTTTCCATTCGTGATTGTCCTAAACTGTCTGCTAAAAACAATCCTAATTTGTTTGCTTTTTCAAATGAATTAATTAGTATATCTTGACTTTTAGATTTCATGTTATCAAGTTCTCCTAATTGATAAAGTGTTTCTGCTTCTTGTGCTAGAAATTGTGTCTGTTGTTGTATTGTCATACCAAAGTCAGAGAATTTTTCGTTAGTAGATACATCTTCTAAGAACTCTGCTAATATTACCTGCCCTTTGAATACGTCACCTTCTGATGCTGTAATAAACGGCAAGGCTGATTCTGTTACGTCTGCATATTTTTTAAATCCCATTCCTAAATTTCTAATAGAAGATCTTAATGTTGTATACATATCTATATCTGATACTACTGAACCATAATTAATTAATTGCCTTGCATACTTGTCTTGTTCAGTTAAGAGTTTTGCATAAACTACACCAATACCAGTTGTTGCTACTATTGCTTTACCACCTGCGGTAGTTGCACCTCTTAACACTTTACCAAATTTTCCTACTGCTGGTCCCATAAAGTTACCAATTGTTGCACCAGTGTTATATGCTATCTTGGCTACTTCATGTGATAATTCTGCAATAGCATTTGCTGGTTGAGCATTTGCCATAAGTCCTTTAATAGTGCCGCCTGTATCTTTAATTATTCCATCAATTTTATCTTGGTTTTCTTTTGCTTTTTCTTCTGCTGTTTTTGATTTATCTTTTGCTTTAGATACTTGTATTGCTTTTGAGCCATCACCTATTATTGCCGCTACTTTAGCGATTGTCATATTGCCTTCGGTTAATTCCGAATTTAACATATCTAAGGCTTCTTCAGTTGCCCAAGGATAGTTTTTTACTAGGTTATCAAAATATTCTTGCATAGCTCGTTTTCTGGTGTTTTAATTCGTATAAATACACTTGTAATATACAGTATTTATGGTATTCATTAAAGTATACTATAATGTATAAATTGGAGAAACTAATGACAAACCCATTAATTCAAGCATATAGAAAACCAAATATGTACGTAAGTTTGCCAAGTGGTGGTAGATTCTATAAAGATAAACCAACATTATCAGCAGATAACGAACTAGCAGTATATGCAATGACAGCAAGGGATGAACTTATAACCAAGACACCGGATGCTCTGTTTAACGGAGAAGCCACAGTAAGTCTAATTAAAAGTTGTTGTCCGGATATTAAAGATCCAAATAATATGCCGGTCAGTGATTTATTAGTAATACTGGTTGGAATTAGACAAGCAAGTTTCGGTAAGGACATTGATATAGATGTTAAATGTCCAAAATGCGAACACCAAAACCAACTAACACTCAATGCAAGTGCAATGTTATCTAATACAAAATCAACAACATCAGATCAAGAAGTTGTTATACAAGATGATATTAAGGTTACTTGTAACCCATATACGTTACAAGATAGAACTACTTTGCAAGTACAACAAATTAAACAGCAAAAAATGATTGCTAGTTTAGCTGACGCAAAATTAGATGATGCCGGCAGACAAGAGTTATTTGGTAAAACATTTGTAGAAATTGCAGAACTTACAGTAGCATTGATTACTAATAGTATTAGTAGTGTTAATGCAAACGGCGATACAATAGTTGACAAAGAAATGATCAAAGAGTGGTTACAAACTATAACCAAAAGTGATTATGACAAAGTAAAAGCTAAAGTTGAAGAACTCAGCGAATCAGGTCTTGAAACTGCGTTTAACGCAAAGTGTCAAGAATGTCAACATGAATGGAAAACTGGTGTAGACTTGGATGTAGCAAATTTTTTCGTGGGTTGATAGCTTCTCGTCAGCCCGAAGAAATCATTAAAATAGTTGAACGTTATAATAAAGATCACGAAAAGACTGAGTCAAATTATATTGACATAGTGATTCGATCTGAAGGTTCTTTCAGTTATCAAGACATAATGACTATGCCCGTAAACAGTATAGCATTGTTAGTTGAAAGAATGAATAGTAGGATTGAAGAGTTGAACAAGCAATCTAAACAGGCTTCTGGTCGCCGGTAATTAGTTTATAATACTCTGCAGGCCAATTCTCATAATAGTTAGTAGTTTTTAGATACTTACGTTTCTTAAGTATATCACCTCGTAATTGAACAAATACACAATCCGTAAAGTTTTTTGCAAAATGTCCACTATCACGTGTACTTGTAAAAAGTAATAGTTCAGGATTGGCTTTCATATGATCTTCGCAAAATTTTTCTACAGGACCAATATCATCTATATCACCTAACCAGGCAATACCAATCTCAAATTTTTCTTGGTCAAATGTTTTTATTTCATCTAGAGAGTTACGTGCATCCAAGAACTGGATTTTCTTTTGCAATCTAGCCTTACGTGCAAATGGACATATAGGTTGGGCGTCTAAGTCAGAACGAGGCTTTTCTATCGTATCTTCAGTCCATTGTAAGAATTTAGTAATAAAGTCGTCGAAGTTCATTATGTCTTTCATTGCTTGTCAGGTAATTGATGTCTACGACATCACCATCTTCGTTTGACTACGTCAAACTCGATGTATTAGCTATCGCTGTCTAGAAAAGCAAAAATTTGTAATAGTATTTATGTTAGTAGAATACTTGCTACTTCACCAGATGTTTTATTCACACTTCGCCTTCCGCAGGCCAAGTGTAAATAATGGTCTTCACCGAGAAGCACACACACAATAATATAGTAAACCTAGATTAGCACCTAGGAAGGGCGGTTACGCTGTACCCTTATTACATACTGCTTTACTAACGCAGAAACATCCGTTGCTATATTATCAACTTCGGACTATCCTCAAGTTCCAAGTGTCAGGAGAGCTTGATCTTTTTGATTTGTCAAATCAGTGCATTGACGTTTTTTGGCAACACCAGTATCCGATCATGTGAAACATGACCTCAAGGTGAGTCGACGTACGCCGACCAAACGGAGCCTTGGTGCCTATATTAGTATTGAGTTGTGTGCCGGTAATTGTCTGACTTTAAGTCTGTTTTGCTTTTTTATTGGGATTGTTATTTGTAATTATATGATGTTTTAATTATTTGCTGTTTATGCACTTAAAACCCCAATTTTCAATAATATAACAAAGATTGATAACGTTGTCAACCTTTTTTCAGATGTTCTGTAAGAATTTTTGAACTTCCTACTCTAACATTAATGATTCCATTATAGTAATCGTCTGTTTCTAGTACCTTGCGATCAAACTGTTCTTTTGCTTCCATATAGCTTAATACGCCTCTACTAGGGCAATAATGCAATATTTCCTTGGTAAACTTATCTTCACCTAGCTTTAAAACATCAGCATTTAAATGATCTGAAGAACCCCAATAGTCTCTCCAATCACTTTCTTTTGTTCCACGTCTTTTGTTTTTTCTACCTTTAAGTGGTGGTTTAGTTGTTTTAAACTTTGCTAACTTCTTACCTATATACTTTTTATTATTTGTAGTATTTGTAATTAGATATACAAATCCCTCAACGCCTGTTGGAATTTCTGTAACCACTTCACCTTTGTAAGTCCAGTCTATCATTATGCGTCAATTACTTCTATTTCAGTATTGAATGTTGTAAACCCATTTTCTTTTACAACCTGTAGTACACTTCCTACTCTACCTACTAACTCATCTCTGTGAGAAATTAATATTACGTTCTTGCCTCTGTCTCTTTCCATCTTTTTAAGAATGCCTAATGCACTCTCTACTCCAATAGTATCCATACCACTATCAACAAGTTCGTCAATACACAATAAGTTAATAGGATGATTCATACTTTCAAATACATCTCTAAAACTCCAGCTTAATCCAAGTATAAGTCTATTACGTTCACCTCTACTTAGATTATCAAAGTCTAAGTCTTGACCTAGTTGCGTAATTGTAACTGTTAAGTCACTTTGAAATTGTACTTCATGTGGTAGTCCAAGTCTTGTAATATAATATTCAAGCCTTGTATTTAAGAACTGCAAGTTTTGTTCAATAATCTTTTTACGTATAAAACTATCTTTGTTTGTAAGTAGTTTCATTAAAAAATCTTGATGTTCTTTTAATTCTGTTAATCTATTTACTTCTGCCCAATCTACTTCTTGTAATCCTGTAGCCTGTAAAGAATCAATTTGTTCTGCATATGGATTAGCTTCGTTTTCAGCATTTGTTAAATCATACTTTAGTTGATTTATTTTGTTTTGATGTTCATAGGCTTCATTTAATGTGTTGTACTCTGTTCTAGGAGCATCACCCAATTCACCAATTTCTTCTAATCCTATTCTATAATCTTTTAATAAATTTTCATCTTCGTCTATGATCTCTTGACATTCGTTTACTGCTTCAGTTTTACTTGTAACAATTTTATCATGTTGTTCATCATGTATTTCTTGACCACAAGCATAACACTTATGATCTTTTGCATGATCTAAATCTTGTTGTGCTTTGTCTCTACGTTTTGTTTCACGTTCAATGTGTGTTGTAAGTTTTGCAATTTCAGAATTTAATGTATCTATTTGATTTCTTTTTTCTGTAAACTTTGCAAATTCATCGTGTGCTTGTAATTCATTATCAATATTAATATGTTCCAACACTTGTATTTCTTGTTTAGACTCTGTTAAACGTTGATCACGTTTTAGTGTCCATTGTGTTTGTCTACGTTCTAAATCTTTGATACTGCTATTAATTCTTTCGTTAGCATCTTCAATACCTTTTATTTTATAAGTTTCTTCTGTAATCTTATCTTTGGTATTTTTTGAAAGTTCTTTTAGTATATCAGCTTTTTCACTTAATTTTGTAATACCAAGTAGTTGTTCAATCATCTCACGTTGATCGTTAGCTCTCATACTTAAAAAAGGATCTGTGTATGTGTTAAGTGCAACAATATGTTTAAACATAGTATGAGTCATACCTAATGTTTGTTCAATTACTGCTTGACTTTGTCTACCTTCGCCTTGCATTTCATCAGTGATGCCTTCAGTAGTATCGTGATTATTAATTAAATATCTAAATGTGTTCGGCTTACGACCTCTTTCAATTCTATATGCTAGTCCATCTTTTTCAAAGTCACAAGTAACCATCATTGCTTTGTTATTAGTTTTATTAACTAGATTATCTTTTTTAATATTATAAAGTGCGTTTCCGTATAACGCATAACTTAATGCGTTAATAATAGTTGTTTTACCTGTACCATTACGTGAACCATCTCCACCTAAATCAATGTTGTTACCCAACACAAGTGTAAGGCCGTGTTTATCAAAATGAACAGCCTGTGTGACATTGCCCACACTCATAAAATTCTTTACGGTGATGTTTTTAATTTTTAACATATTATCGTTCAAGTCCTCTGTATATGTCTACTAATAATTCTTTTTTGATTGTATCGCTTTGTACTGAATCTAATTGGTTTAAAACAATTTGGTCAACATTCTCTACTTGTATATCTACACCCTTGTTCCAATCATTAGTGTGTTCTTCTTTTTTACTTGGCATAAGAGCTATCTCTCTTAAATTATATTGTTTAGCAAATGTTTCTTTAATAAAGTTTGCTTCTTCATATGTAATACCAACGTCTAATGTTACTCTACAGTATGTTTTATCTGATAGATACTTGTCTGGATCATCAATAAGTTTACTCAATGATAGTGTTCTATACTTTGGTGCATCTGGCCATTGTAAGTATTCAATGTCACCATTCCAGTCCAATACCATTGCTCCTCTATCGTCATCCCAAGCATCTGCATAATTGTGTGGGAAACAGTTACCAGGATAGATTACATTCTTTTGTTGCTGTCTTTTATGAAAGTGTCCACTGAATACTAATTCAGGACCAGCTAAATCGTCTACAGATAATCCACCTGTGTCTGGCATTTCAACTAATGCATTCATAAGGAACCTTGGTAGTTCAAAATGACCAAACATATATTTACATTTAATTTTTCTAAGATTCTTCCATTCGTCTTCGCATAACCACGGAATAAATGCTACATCACCTTCAACTAAAGGTTTGTCATTAATCATAGTTATATTTTTATAATCTTCAATCATAGACAAACTATGAATTTCACGTTTCTCTCTGTAATACAAATCGTGATTACCAGTAATCATTATTACTTGTTCAAAATTTTCATTGAGTCTACGTAGGTTACTTGTTGTGTAATTTAACGTACTAACGTTAATACTTGCTCTGTTATGATGCCAGTCACCTAAGAAGAAACATTTTGTTATGCCTCGTTTCTTAGCTTCATCTATCATCCATACAATAAAATCTTCACAGTCTTGGTTGTGATGTCTACTGTTATTTTTCATACCGAAATGGATATCGGTAAATATCATTGCTTTATCAAAAAACATTCATTCTCCTAGGCAAAGGTTTTCTTAACTAATGAATCAAACCAGTCACGTCTTATTATATACTCATGTTTATATTTGTCAAGTGATTCAGTGAGTTTACTGCATCTCTCAATTTCTAAAAATTTTAATATCTTATCAGCATCATTAAACCAATGTGGGTCACGTATGTATAATGCACCTGGGTTATTCCATAATGTGCTATGTGTTCTAATTCCATATTTGTTATCAAGTAATTTTTCAAATAATAATCTTTTTAAGTTGTCTGCAGGTTCAAGTGTTGGTTTTATATCTTTACCTTCAATTAAACTATTAACATCCCAATGCATATAATTTAATTGCCACATATACAATAGATTACCTTTATCAAATTCATCATGCATCTTTTGATGGTATGTGTCATACCATACTTTTTTCCAATTATCTGTTACCTTGTCATTTACTAATTTGTGATCAGTCCACCATAGTTCACTATGCTCATCAATGGCGTCTTTGTCTAAATTTCCAAAGGCATGAGTAGTTACATAATGAAGGGCATCTTCGTAAGTATCTTGATCACATATAATAAGTTTATCACATTCTATTTTTTGATCTTGAT